GCGTGTAGCGGCGCAGCATATTGATGTCACGGTGGCCTGAGAACAGCGCCACCGTCATGGCATCCAGACCCAGCTCGAACAACCGACTGCACCCCTCGTGGCGCAGATCGTGCCAGCGGACATCGAGGCCGATGCGGTTCCTTGAGCGTTGGAATGCTGCGGACACAGTCTCGCCGTTGTAGGGAAAGATCCGGTCATCGGTGCGCGGCTGGCGCTGGATTATCTCGGCGGCCTCCTCCAGCAGCGGGACACGCGAGTAGCGTTTACCCTCTGGGTGCTTGCGCCACAGCCCGATGCTGCGGCCCTCGTCGCCCAGCTCGTCCCATGTCATGCTCAACACCTCGCCGCGCCGCATGGCCGTCAGCACACTGAACCTGATCAGGTCTGCCAGCGGCAAGCGGGTGTCTGCGTGCTGCAAGATCTGATCAATCTCAGCGTCAGTCACGCGCCGCTCGCGCTCGTTAGACTCGGCAATGACCTGCTTAGACTTCAGGAAGTGCATCGCCTTCTCGTACTCGTCCATTTTGGGTTTGCAGTCCCACGCGGCCTCGGCAGCCTTCAGCACCACACCGACATAGATCATGTCCTGCTGAACCGTGCTGGCCTGCGCCTTCTTTGCCCTGTCTTTGGCGTAGCTGATCAGCGTCGAGGACTTGAGGTCTTTGAGGCTGTGGTGCCCGAGGTTACGCTGTACCAAACGCAGCACACCCTGCTTGGTGTCACCAAATGGCCCGTACTCGTCAATGTATTTATCAACGCATTTGCCGAAGTTCATCTGATCCTCGCGGTAGTTGCCCTTGGCGATGTTGGCCTCTGTCTCGGTCATCCACGCCTGAGCCAGTGCCTTCTTCGGGAAGGTCTTGGAGATGGCTGGCATTCCAGCCTTGCGGATCAGGACTCTGTAGCTCTCGCCACGTTTTTGTATCACACCCATGTTGGTACACCCTCTGGTACAGTTTGAGCGTGAGTCTACGTTGACAAGCGTGTATTGACAAGGGTTTTAGGGCAGGCGGATCAACGGCTTAGTGAGGCTAAGTTATTGATTGTTATGCGTTGTGAGTAAATCGGCCCCATGATGGGTGGGATCAGGGGCCATATAAATCAGTCACTTACAGACCGATGGTACTCACTTGGCTCACTTCTTCTTTTTCTTGGCGGTCTTTGCGGCCTGCTTAAAGGCCTTGGCGGTGGGTGCGCCCTTGCTTCCCGGTTTCCTCATTTTCTCTTTTGAGCCTGCGGCGATTCTCTTCTTCTTTGCGTGGATGTTGGCATACAAGCCTTTCTTCTTTCCGGGCATTAGCTTCTCCTTGATTTTGCGCCGCTGCACTTCCAGCGTTTGCGTGACAGGTTGTTCGGTGTGTTGGGGTCGTTGGCCTTTTTCTTCGGCAGCCGCTTCTTGATCCCCAGCGACCGGGCGCAGTAGCTGTCGCCCTTTGAGGTTCCGGGCTTGACCCTTGGCCCACCGCCCTTGGCCTTACCGGCCTGCCCGTAGCTGACCTTCTTGCCAGATGCGGTGACCTTGACCTTTGCTTTTCCTTTACGAGGTGTTGGCATGTTTGCTCCCTAAGTGAATGCCTTGATGACCAGCAGGAAGAGACCGAAGGCGATGCCTCCACCAATCACCAGTGTGACGCCACCGGCCACGATCTGATGTATCAGTCTCTCTCGCTCTTTCTTCTTCTTCGCCATCAGCGCCATATGCTCCTTACGTCTATGCTCCTGCTCTGCCTTGGCCCGTTTGAACTCCTCAAGCAGCTCGGGGTCGAGGGCGACTAACAGATCTGATAAGTCTTTCCAGTACCGCTCCTGCTGCTTGCGGAGCCGGGTGATGGTGAACAGCTCGGACTGCGTCAGGGGCTTGAAGGTGCTGCTTGTTCTGCTGAGTTCAAACTCTGTCAGCCCCTCACCGAAGTCGCTGATCATCCCCATAACCTGCTGGACACCGGAGCCGGTCTCGTTGACCTGCTTCACCAGATTATTGATGGTTGATATGGCGGCTGTGGCTGCCGCTACCGATTCGATGATCATAGTGGTGAGAACAATAGCGCCGTGTTGCCTGCTATGTTTCCAGCGGATCTCGCCCGTGCAGCTCTCTCTCGGTCTTGCATATACTCCTCTTCAAGAATACCTCTCAAGAACGGGTTGCTGTATGTTGACGTAGCTTGTTGCTCACGCGGCAGAGACTGCTCAGTGGTCATCCCGGATTGCACATCATCGTAAAGCTGTGTGCCTTGCATAGCGCCATAAGGATCATACGGAACAGTGGCTCTCATGCCGTCGATGTAGTCCATGCCTGCGCTTAACAGGCCAGCGCCGAACTCTTTAGCTGCACCCGGCTCCACTGGTGTTCTTCCTGAGCGTGGGCTTGCTTGAGCTTCTTCCGGCGCAACCATCTGGGCGGCCACGGCTAGAGGCACACCGTACTGACGCATAATCGTGATTAAATTGTCATCGAAGATGACGAAATTGCTTGTCTTCGGCCCCTTGGAAAAACGGGTCTGAGCGTCTGCGTACTTAACACCTTTGATTCCAGCAAATTTAAGTGCTTCAGGTGCGCCTTCTCGACCTTGTATGCCTGTAAAATGCTGTAGTATTTCGTGTCCTCTAGAGTCGCCGGTAACACCCGTGTTCAGGTAAACCTTGGTTCCTTCTGGGGAATAAGATTCAACCCCATTCAAAACCATGAGGTCATCAATTGCTTTTTGAACCTGCGGGGATTGCTCTTTTAGAGGCAAATCGTAATCAAGCAACTCTTCTGGCGAGGCGTCTATCTCGACCTCGTACATGCTGCCAAAATTGACAGGGCTGCCGTCTTCTTTACGGAATCCGTCGATTTCATCTGCCATGTCTGCGGCTGCTTGCCGAAAGTCTTCGTCGTAATCGGTGTTATTAGCCAGATCCCTAAAATCTGCTGGCGTGTCATGCATCATTGCGCGTTCAAGCATTTCCGCCCGGAGATAGTCTTCGTTCTCCATTGCCTTTCGGTTTTCCGCAACTAAATAATCTTCGTACTCAAAATCACGAGGGGTTAAAGAGTCTCGGTAGCTTTCTGCTGTCCCTTCACGTTCAGCAAAATAAAGTCCACGCCCGTAAGCCTGCGCCCCCTCACCTGTACCAATCTGGTCAGTGCTGAAGCGGTCAAAGCTGTAGGGTGAACCGTGGAAGGCTCGGAGCTTCTCTCTTAATACCGAGGCAATGGCAGACATATCAAGACATCCTCAACACGCCAGCCTCTGGGGTGGGTGTGAACTGATTCGGGTCGTTAAGCATCCCAGTGCCTTGGCTTGCCTCCTCTAGCCGGAACCTCTCAGCCTCGCGCTCCAGCGGGGTCATGTACCCGTCATCCTCTGCTGGAGAAAAGAACTTAGTCATGTCCGGTGTTTGTAGATCCATCGCACCGAGCTGCACCATCCCAGCCGCCGGGTTCATGATGCCCCCACTGGCTAGTGTGCTTTGCATCAGCTTGGCGGAGTCCACAGCCATCCCGGTGTCGAAGTTACGCACCGACGGCATTGTGATTTGATCTGCGTTGCCGAACCCAAGGGAGCGCATCGCTGGGTTCAGCATATCGCCCTTGGCCTGTATCAGGTCATCACGCTGCCCCGTCACGGCGCTTGCAAAGCCAGTGTCTGCAAAACTGTTGAGGAGGTTCTCTTTCGCCTTGCTGGCCCCGGCGATGATGCTCAGTAGTCCCATTGTTTTCCTTACTCTTCTAGTGCGCCGCCGCTGTTAGTTAGACGGTCTTCGCCTTGAAACATTGCAGCCCTCAGCACCGCGTTTATGTTTGCGTGTGGTAAAACAGGCAGCTCATCTTTCCGCATCATTCTCATAGTGGCGGTATTAACCGTGCCCCTAGCCGCAGCTTCTGGCACAAAGTTGATAACCGGCACACCGCGAAGACCTGTCAAGTTGAAGAGCAGATCCATCAGCTTGTAGGCAGTGCCTGAATTATTGACCGTCCCCTCAATAGGTTTTGTTCGAGAAACCTGTCGCTCAAACCTAGCTAATGTGTCGTACTGTTCCGGCGTCAGCAGCGTTTGCAGTATCGCTTCGCTCTTCTTAAAAGCTGTCGAGAATTTAGCCGCAGAAAAGATTTCATCGTCCGCAGAGTTGAGGTTGTTGATGTTGACCGCATCATCAAGCAAGTCCTTGACGTAGAAGGTTCGTAAATCATCGACAGCCTGCTGGTTTCCAGTGGCGTTCAACCTATCCATTACCCGCGTCAAGTTTTCTGGGCTGCTGGTTATCTTGCTGACAACCTGAGATGGGTCAATAAATGGGGTATCATCGTCAAGGGCTTTAGTTCGCGTGAGGTCTCTTAAAATGTCTCTGGACTCCCACAGCCCTTGAAACTCGGAGTACATTTCTCTGGCTGTACGCGCCTGATCTACAAGTGCCTCAATGTCTGCCTTGTTGATTCCAGCGGCTTGCAGAACCTCGTCATCTAACTGAGCGAGGTCATCTATATTCTTCGCCTGTGCGCCATCTAGTGCCGCCGTCATCTCTCTGACAATCTGCTTAGATTGGTTGCTGTTGGCGTTGTAGAACTTATTTATGAACTGGCGCACATCTTCGGCGTTTCCGTAGCTTAGACGATCAAGCTGCTGACCTGTCTTTTGCAGGAGTATGTTCCCGCTCAACATATCTGGATCAAGCACACCTCGATCTACCAGCATATTGCCGATGTCGGTCAGCATACCGCTCTCGCTGCCGGAGTATTCCCTAACTAGCTTCAGGTACGTCTCTGCTATGTCTCCTGTAGGAAAGTTGAGTCCTGCGCCGGTGCTGCTAGACAACGCTCTGGCAGTATCGTATGCGGTATCGTATGCGTCCTTGCCCTCGGCACGGGCTTGAACAAGGGCGTCTTTAACTACACCGCCTATGCCAGTGCGTTGTTCGACCTCATTGCCCAAGGCGTCTAGCACAGGTTGCCCACCGAAATCATCAGCAAGAACACCACCTGCTTGCTTAATATCCGCGTTCTGCTGATTGCGGAAGTCGCGCATTCTTGTGCCTGCCTCGTTAGACATACGGGAGGCCGTGGCCTCCGCAGACTGCTGTATGAAAGCATCCTGTCCGGGTGGCATTGACTGCCCCTTGGTTAATGCAAAACCAAACTCGGTCTCCAGTGCTTCGCGGACAGCGGCGTCAACATCGTCATCAACCTTGAAACCTGCAAGCACTTGCTGCGTCTCGGGTTTGAGGTCGTACATTTCAAGACCTTGGCCTCGCAACGCTTCCTCAACCTTATTAACCTTGCCTCCTTCAGAATCCAGCAGACCTGATTTTTTGCTGCGAACAAACCGCGTCAAAGCAGTCGTTACGCCCTCCGCAAAAGTACCGAAAGCCATGCCTTGCGCGGCGTTACCCAGCCTAGTTTCCCCTTCTAATGGCATAATCACGCCGCCTTCCAAACCGCCACCAAAACCACTTAAACCTAAGCGTGTCAAAAAGTTGGTTGAAGCAGGAAGACCGCCTGTGAACGGAACAGCCATTGCAGGCATAGCCTGCCCGACAACATTCGCCGTAAATCCAGCCACCGGGTTCTGCTCCTCAATGGCCTCCTGCGCGAACTGTTGCTGACGGATCTCGTTCTTCTGCTGCTGATCGTCACCGTAACCCACGAGGTTTTGTAGCCCAGTGACCACGCGGTTGGCACCTATGCCTGCTGCGGTCAGCATACGATCACCGAAGCCCAGCTCGTTCATCTGCTGCTGTGCGCTGTACTGCTCCATCTGGCGATTGAACTCGTCCTGCGATGGTCTTAGCTGGCCGTTGTAAAAACTGTTGGGATAAAGCTCTTGTAGCCTGTCTGCTGCCAATTGCGCTCTCTGTTGCACTTGAGGGTCTTCAGATGCTAAATCTGGCGCAATACGGGCGTAGACTGATCTGACATCATTCGCCATTAGGTAGCACCTCGCTTCCTTGTGTTGCTTCTACGTAACCCGCTAATGCCGCGTCTGCTGGATCGGTTGTGTCCCGAACACTTACTTCTACGGGAGGAGCCGGTGGTGGTGCGTCAGACACCTGATCGTCTCCAAAGTTGAGGCTAACCTCATCGCCCAACAAAGTTTTGATATCGTCTTCGGAGTATTGATACTTGCTGAACTCTGTAGCGTATCGGCCTCGTTTTTCGTTGTACTTGTCTTCATACAACTTGGCGATTTCACCGGCCACTTCAAGCATCTCTTGAGCGACTTCAGGTCTAATAAACTCACCTGTTTTGACATTGCTTATCATCGACATCAGCTTGGTGTGCAAGCCCCCAGCCTGTGCGGCTAGTTGGAACTCACCCTCTCTAACCACAGAGTTGGGGTCTAGTGTCTTCATGAATGTGAACACTGCGGCGATGTTGCCGACAGCATTGCCTGAACCAAGAGAAGCCTTCAAAGCAGAATATCCTTGCAGCGCGTCACGGTATCCGCTGGTTACAGTCTCAAACTTCTCTGCTCTTCCTAGTACGGTCTTGTGTAGCTGCGCGTCTATTACTGTGTCACCAAACTGGATAGCTTGACCTTTCCTCACACGAAATAGTTTTGTTAAAGCCTCCCTCTGCTGCGGGTCTCTGTACATGTTCTGCAAGCCTTCGCCAACGGCGAAGTTTTGCAGCTCCTTCTCGAAGGGCGACATCATCTGGATGCGCTGATTGGCTCGGCTGTTCTCTAAGGCGTTGGCGGCTGCGAGGCGCTGAGTGCGTGAGTTTGAAAACTTCTGATAGTTCGCCTCGCGCAGCGCATTCATCTCGTTGAAGCGGAGGTTGTACCCGGTCTTCAACCTGTCGCTCGGGTCGTACTGGCTCTGGTCTTGTCCCTTGAGCCAGAACAGCGGGGACAAGAAAATACGCCCAGCGTCTGCCAGTGTGTCTCCTGCCTTGAACAACTTGCTGTTGGCAATGGCCTCAGTCTGCTGCCTGTCGCGTTCCTGCATCATTTGGAGCCGCACCATGGCAGATCCAGCAATATCCCGCTGCGGGTCTACAAACCCGCCCTTGCCGTCCGGTATGAAGCCAGCCCGGCTCAGCGTGTAGTTTCGCTCTGCCGCGAGTTGTGCGCGTTGGTCTTCGGGCATCGAGGCAGGTATGTTAGCGAGGGGGTTTATCGGCAAGGTTTGATCCATACCCTGCTGCGGCGTTAGGTATCCTTGCTCCGCCATGCGGCGCTCATACTCTTCCTGCTCTGCAAGATCCAGCGCCCCACCGCGAAGCATGTCAAATGGAAGTTCAGCCATAGCCTTTCCTTAGAATCCGAATGAAGTTGAGCGTGAGCTGCCTCGGCTGGAGGACGTAGAGCTGGACAGGTTGTTCGGCGCACCAACGATCTGGTTGTAGAAGTTCAGCGCGTTGAACGGTGCCATACCTGCGCGGTACTGCTGGTTCATCAGTTGCTGTTCGTAGTCTCTGCCGTACTGCCCTGACGCCAGTTGCTGACCGACGCCAGTGTTAAACATGTTGGCCCCGGTACGCATCGCGTCCACGCCAGCCTGACCGCCTCGGAATGCAAGGTTTGCGCCAAACTGCTGACCCTGCTGGTTGGTGTTGAATGCTCTCTGACCTAGTGAGGAGCCAAACTGTCTAGCTTGGTTAAACGCCCCGGCGTTGTACTGATTCGCTTGCTGCTGTAGACCTGCGTTCATCTGGTTTGCAGCTTGCTGGAAGCCAGCGTTCTGTGACGCACGACCTGCCTCGATGCCCAGCGCCTGACCGTATGCTTGGCCGCGCATCTGCGCGGCTACATCTGCCGATCTGTCAGCAGCTCCACGCATGGCGATGGCGTCCATGACGGCGCGGCGGCTTGAGCCGCTGTTACCAGAACCGGCTGCCATAGCCGCGTTTCCGGTCAGTTGGTTCTCGTTCAGGTTCCTGCCTATGTCGCGTGTGGCGGCATTGATCTGCCCCTGCAAAATATCGTTATTGATGTAGTTGCCGAGGTTGGCTTGGTTGAATCCTTGGTTGGTGGCGGCGTTCATTTGCGCGGCGTCCATGCCTGCGGCACCAGCGGCGAACTGGTTGCCGGTGTCTACGGCGAAGTCTCTACCGCCCTGTGGCCCTTGACCCATCGCACGGTCAGCGAAATTCATAGATCCGCCAAAGCCGCTGCTCATCATGCCGCTGCCGTAGCCCATCATCCCCGTGCCGCCAGTGGCCTGCATGTTGCCGCCCATGTACTGGTTCTGGAGCGCGTTAGCTAGGTTGGGGTTGATACCGGCAACGCCTTCCACCGGCATACCGCCAGCATTCAGGTTCTGCGCCTGCCTGCGTATGTCCTGAAGAAACGGCTGCTGCGACGGATCAACGTATGTGTTGGCTTGGCTGTCTGAGCTGCTCTTTGATTTGCTGCTTCCAAATGAAAATAAACCCATGATCCTGTCCTATGCTATGAACTGCCAACCGGCGTCGTAATAGTAAAGCCCACGGCCTGAGCCGGGGTTCCATGCCGTCCCATCCGCAAAAACCACCTGACCCTCAACGGGCTTAGATGGCTCTGCGGTTAAAACCGGCAGAGTTGTTGTTTGCGATGCCACCGTGAAACCGTTGGCGATCCTGTTAAGCTCCTGCACCAGCCAGCTCCGTAGGCCGACCGCCGTGTCTGCTGCTGTGGATGACGGTATGTAACTCACCGGCCTGCAACCTCCTTCACGTCGATGTCGAGTCCGGTCAGCCTCCAGTAGTCGGACGCGGAATCTGACGAGATGCGCAGCGCGAAGTATCTGCCGCTGCTGCGGAAGTCCACCTTGTGATCGGTCTCGACGTTGAAGGTCTTATCGACCAGCCAACGTATGCCGTCCTGTGGTGCGTCAGAGACACCGACCTCAATGCGTACCGTCCCAGAGCCTTCGATCTGGGGCATGATGCCGTTTAGTTGCTTGATGTTGCGCGTGGACTTGCCAAGCACTTGATCGAGGTCGATCTTAGTGGCCTCTAAGAAGGCATCCATCGCGCTGCCGCTGAGGCCGTTTGTGTCCTTGAGGATACGGATCTTGCTGTCGCTGTAGCAGGCACCGAAGACTCGGATGTTGTTGGCTTGGGTGCTGAGGCTGATGTTCGACCAGTAATCTGAAGATACGTCCCACGTCAACGACGATGCGTCGTAGCTGCCGGAGGTGTCCATGCGGTCTGCCACAGTCAGCGCCCTGACGTTGGGGAGGTCGATGAACGTGAATGCGTCCTGCGTCCAGTTATACACCAGCGCCCGATTAGCGGACTGCGAGTCGGCTGCGTCCTGATCTGCGTAGCAGATATAGATTTCTGTCGCGTCCGGGATGGTCTGGCAGAACACAGAGCGGGTGTCGGTGAGGTCGTTGAAGAAAGTACGACGCACCTTGTTATCGACTAAGCTCCGCTTCTGGCTGCCATCGTGGAGATATATGTCATTCTGTCCGACTACAACGTGACCGTTGGGTATCGGCGCCACAGCGCCACGGTTCAGGATGCCGTCATCGCTGAACAGCTCGCGGAAGCTGAACACCAGCGGTGCACCGATGAAGTCCATAGCGTACACGCCGCGCTCTGCATAAATTATGTTGCTGTTTCGCAGAGTCATCTGATCCACCAGCGCGCCGTTGGCACCGCCCAGCGTGGTCTCGCCAGAGAGGTTGGTGGTGCTGGTGATGTCGTAGTCGCCGGGGATGCTGGAGGGGTCGTACTCGTCTGACCAACGAACCGTGTAAGGGCGCTCGGTGCTGCCTTGCTCGTAGCCGGTCATGACCAAGAAGCTGTTAAAGGGCTTGAGGCAGCTAGTTGTCAAGCCAGAGGGCCAAGAGGGGAGGTCAGCGAAGCGGGTGCCGGATGGCAGCATATACTGCGGTGCCTCGACCCCGTTGTTCATTAGCATCGCCGTACCTAGCTGCGCGCTCTGCCAGCGGGGGCTATTGCTGTAGTTGGTGGCGTCGGATGTCTTGGTCACGTTCGTGACCGTTGCGCCGTTGAAGCGGTAGAGCTTGTTAAGCGCCCCGATCACCAACGTGTTGTTTCCGCTGTAAAGCCAACCCTGAACGTGGGTGGGTTGGAACGACAGCGACTCCCGGACGCTGTGGCCCAGCGCCTTGCCGATGCGGCCAGAGTGGAACGCGACATTGTTGCCGTCCGGGAACTGGGTAAGCTCCAAATCATACGGGTCTTGGTCTGTGACGATCCCGCCTGCGCCGATTTTTCTAAGTGGTATGTACGGCATCAGGGGTTCTCGTTGATGTCGAGGTCTTTAGACACAGACACAGTCACCCGCGTGGTGACGCTTGCGCCGTTGTATGTGGCCGTCACATCGACCACGCTTGTGCGACTAGAAATAGGCGCACCACCGTATGACAAGCGCACAAACGTGGCGGTGCCGCTGCTCGATCCGGTGGTGAAGGTATTGCTGCCAGAGACGAGGCTGAAGCTCCAAGTTACGCTCTTGTTTGCGGTAACCGAGACGGTGGCTGTGCCTGTAGCGTCATTATAGGCGGTGACATAGTGCGATCCGCTTGCTGGGCTGGTAGTGAGAACCACGTTAGACCAAACAAGAGTCGAGCCGACGTAGACGGCCTCGACCTGAGTCGATCCGACCTTTACGTTTGATACCTGTGTGTTTCCTACTCGCAGATCAGGCATAACTTATGTCACAAAGTAGATGGTGTTGGCGTCGGGGGAGCCGGGCAGCGAAGACACAACCGCAACGTGCTTTCCGTCCACCTTGTCGCTGTCTGCCGCCGTGCCGCTCGTTGACAGCTTGCCGTTCAGCGCGGTCTGCAATCCATCGACGTTGGCGATGATGTGGTTGTGACTATCGTCCGCCACGGCTGCGGTGATGCTGATGTTGGCGCTGCCGTTGAAGCTGGCGCTGCCAGACAGATCGCCGCCAAGCGATATAGTCCGAGCCGTCGCCAGCGCAGAGGCCGTTGCCGCGTTGCCGCTGGTGTCCTGCGTTCCTGCGGAGTTGACGCCGGGCAAGTTGATGTTAGCGGTGCCGTCGAAGCTGACCCCGCCGATGGTTCTGGCGGTCGCCAAAGCTGTCGCGGTAGAGGCGTTCCCTGTCACGTCCCCGGTCACGTCGCCGGTCACGTTGCCGGTCAGCGCCGCAGTTATCGTACCGGCGGTGAAGTTGCCGGAGGCGTCACGCTTGACAATGGCGCTGGCGGTGTTGGCGTTTGTTGCCGCGTTGGCGTCAGTCACGGCGCTGTTGATTGCCGTGTGGGTGCCGCTGACCGCTCCTGCGATATTTGGAAACGTGGCCTTGATCGTCTCTTTAATCAGCCGAATGTGATTATCGCCTTGGGCGATGTTGTCAGAGCCGGTAGGGTAGGACGCATTGAGGCCGTTGATGTAAGTCGCTGATTCTACTGGCATTTATTTTTTCACCTTGTTCATGATCCCGATCACGCTTCGGACGCCGAAGGAGGCGGCGATAATTACTGACAGACCGTACTGATACCACTGCGGCATCGTGTTCAAAACCTCAAACCCTTGGCGGACATAAGGCACAGCGTCCGGTATGAAGGCCAGAACGAGAGGGATGCTGAACAATATGGTCAGCCACTCATCTTTCCAGCTCTGTGCGCTTGACCGCGCCATCGCGGTCTCCCAATCCGCAGCGCTTTTTGCCTGCGTCTTCATGACCGACGCCTCGGCCTCGGCCTTGGCCTTGGTCTTGGCTACCTTCCCCTCAAGCCACGTCTTACCTAGCTCGGCAACCGGGCCTATGACTGATCCCAATATGTTCAATTCGCCACCCCGCTGGCTAACAGGCCAGCAAACACCGTCATCCCAATCCAAAACAGACGCTCACCTCTGCCAAGGGTGAACTCCTGCACCGCGTTCTGTGACTCCAGTGCGTCGATCCTCTCGTCAAGCTCACGCACCTGATCATGTATGCGGTCGTTGTGCTTGAGGATCGTGGTCACGCGCTCCTCTATCCGGGCCAGCGAGACCAGTGCCTCGTTGATGCCGTCGAGCTTCTGCTCGAAGCGCGTCAGGCGCTGTTCCACGTCCACTAGCTGTACCGCCACATCATCGGCTCAGTCTCACGCATATCGACGTGGACAAATGTCTTGGCTATCCCTATACCCTTGAACCCCAGCCTGATCGCGTTGCTTGCAATAGAGTAACGCTGCGCCCCGCCGGTTACCTTGATATCGGCGGCGATGCCCTGCGTGTGCTGACCCGGTCTGGCCTTCTTGGCCTCGACGCTGTGGCTCGGTGATCGGTATCCCGATGTGATGATGAAAGGGAATCCGCACACACCGCGCAAGTCATCCAGAGCCGACACGAAGTCGTATCGGATCTCGTTCTCGCCAGTCTCTTGACACGCGAAGTCTTCGATTTGGAAGTATCGAAAGTCCATAAGGCTCCAGAGGGGTTGGTTTGCTGTCGCCGGACGGCGGTGTAGCAGGGTGGTTGTTGTCGATTCTACTTAAAGTTGTATCTAAATCAAAGGCTTACAGGTAGGTGAATTTCAACGTGGTTATAGTCATACACTTCAGCGTATATCTACCATGCCGAGCGAAATCCGGTTGGTGTCTGAACCCACGCAGTGCCAGAACAGCCCGTCTGCCGGGATATCGAAATGGCGAACCATTACTCTCTCTGTGTCCCAATCAGTGACAACCGTGTCCGTCGCCGAGTCGTAGTACCTAAAGAAGCTGTGGTTTGTCTTTTCAACGCAGCTAATGTACGTCCGCCGTCCGGGTCTATCTGAGTTAGTGTGCCAGCCGATGTACCCGCCCGGCGGGTAGTGAAAAAAGCCGGTGCCCTCCATGTAGAACTCGCCTTCGGGTAGAAACTCCGTGTACAAATCGCCTGCGTCTGAGTCTTCGAGCCTCTTTCTGTTGCGTTGGGTCGCCGGAAAATCCGGCGCAAGGGCAAGAATTTCTCTCAGCCGAGCCTCAGAGCAAACGGAGTCTTTGTCCGTCAGCGAGGCGTCCCACTGCTGAGTGTAGGGAACTGACTCAATCAATGAGAGGCTTGAAAGGTCTAGCCCATCGAACCACCCCTCGATGACGGCTACATCTGTTGTCAAAAAATTACAAGTGTTTGGCATGGTTTAATCGTCGCTGTCCACTGCACTCGCTCTGGATTCTGATCGGATGTCGAAGCTCACAGTGTGAGAGGTGTGGTTCGCCTTCGTCAGATAAACAGTCATCACCGCGTTTTCAATGTCTGACTGAGAAAAGTAGCCGTTACCGCTCTTGTAAGTGTTTGAGCGGATTGCTGCGCCCTTGGTACCGTTAAAACTGGTGTTCGACGCCGCTGGCGATGCACCGTTCATATAAGTGCTGGTCGAGTAAGTGCTGTTCCCGCCTGTGATTCTTATCGTCCAGCCGGTCCCCGCGTTGGTGCCCGACTGCCAAAGGAGTTGAGTGTGGTAGTACGCACCCGAATTTGGTCTGGATAAAGAGCCGCTCGACGGCACTCGGATCTCAGTGCCGGACGTGTTTCGATAATAAATCCGCCCGAATCTTGAAAAGTTGGGGTTGTTGTCGGCGCTCTCGTATCGCCCATAGCCATAAATTTGGATTCTTCCGCTGGAATTCGGATAGCACAACAGACCAGCAAAGGTTGTTGAGCCGAAGTCATAGGACTGGTTGTCGGAGCTTGCGCTTTGATATGCGCGGAATGAGTAGTCGGACGCTTGAGCGGCGGTGTAGGCATAGTACGTCCCGCTGACGGTAGTGAAGTTGCTTGCCCCGTACCACTCGCTGAAGCTCATCGTCGCGCCAGAGCCTTTGCCGATCAGGGCACGGATGTCCGAGTCGTTGAGACTAGCGCTAGTACCCGATGCCCCGCCTGCCTCGACGTGGATCTGATTGAGGCTAATAGCGCCAGAAGTTTGGAGTGCCATCAGTCAGTCCAGACCGCGTTGCAGATTGTTTGAACCAGAGCATCCTCGCCGCTGATGTCTGTAGGCACCTGAGTTGGGTCATCCGCCAATGCTGGGTCTTCAACATAGCGAGGGAGATTAACTGTCTGGTATGTGGTTGCAGGCAGCGCGTCATCGTCGGCGTCATCAAACACCCATCGGTAGGTGACATTAACCCGTGGGTCTGGAGAGACAACCAAAACCTGAATATCTGCTACTGATCTAGTCTTTGTAATCGCCATCTATTGTTTCTCCTTCATCTGGCTCTTCAAGGCGTCCACCTCGGCTTTTAGTTCTTTGATCGCCTCAATCAGCAGGGGAACAATCTTCTCCTTATCGACGGTCAGGAACTCGTGATCTGTTCCGCACTTCGCTGTGTAGTTGCCGTTCATCGGGGCTTCCACAACCGCGTCAGGTATAACCGCCTGTATCTCCTGCGCTATGACGCCTGTTTCGTGCATATGCTGAGGGTGGAAGTCATACTCCGAAGCGATGTCATCTACCCAATCAAACTCAACGCCACGGATGCGCGTCACTTTGTCGAGGGCATTGTCGATGCTCTGAATGTTTGTCTTGAGACGACGGTCTGAGGCGTAAGCGGTGACATTGCCGGTGAAGTAGCCGTGTCCCTGTTGACCACTGAAGTAAATACGGGCATCACCGTCAGAGGCAACGTACATGCCCCAGCCAGAAGATCCTGCAAAACCTATAAAGGACGCGTTTGTGTGAGAGTAGCCGATTCCATACATATTGCCGAGGGCTGCGTCACTGGGGTTATAGCTAGAGCCGATTGTGTAAATAGGGTTTGATTTATAGCTGTTCGCGCCAACCGAGTTGTAGCTACCTTCTAGGTGACCGGAGTTGTGGCTTGACCTCTCTAAGGCGTATCCGCTTTTCAGTCGTATATCTTGGGTTGTCACTCTCCCTGACTCCCCACTGACGTTGAAATACTGACCGCTGCTGTTATGACTCCCTATCGCAAAATCTGCCCCAGAGCTGTTGTTGTTGTTTGAATCTAAGTCAATGTAAACCGCGCCGTAGGAGCTAATCAGAATGTCATCGGCAACGGTGTTGGATGAGTCTCTTGAGAAAATGCCGTGATGTTGGTTGGCATCGCCGTAGAACGTGATACCGCCTGCTCTCGGCATGTGGAGGTAATAAGCGGCTGCCGATGAGGAAGCGCGAAGGTCAATGGTTCCGTTTGCGGTCACAGCGCCCGTGAAGACCGCAGCGCCGCTGCCTATTGTAAGTTGATTTGAACTACTGGCTGCCCTGCGAAGAACAAGGTCTTGGTTGTAAGAGTCAACAATACCTTCATCAACGGTGATGCGTTTATTGAAATAAAACTTACCCCTGTCCGTTTGGAAGTGAGTGTAGGCAGTGTTCATCGGGCCAACATCGACATAGCCGCTGTCGGTCTGGATACGAACTGCGTTGCCAGAGCCTTCGTGGATTCGGGTGTTGGTGTCGTTTATGTAGACGTTAGCGGTGGTCACTGATGTCGGTGCTATAGCAACACCGTCTACTGTCGCGTCTGCTCCATCGGCTCCGGCTGGGCCTTGTGGGCCTTGTGCGCCAGTGGCACCTGTGGCTCCGGTTGGGCCTGCTGGGCCTTGAGCACCAGTTGCACCCGCCGCGCCGTCTGCGCCGTCGTTACCTGCTGGGCCTTGTGCGCCGGTTGCGCCCGTTGGCCCCGCTGGGCCTTGTGGGCCGGTGGCACCAGTAGGGCCAGTCAGCGCATCTAGCTGAGTCTGCGTGAAATCCGCATAAACAAATGCGTCACCCTGCGGCCCTTGCGCTCCAGTTGCACCCGTTGGCCCCGCTGGGCCTTGTGGGCCGGTGGCCCCGGTATCGCCTTGTGGCCCGGTGGCCCCGGTATCGCCTTGTAAACCCTGCGGCCCTTGTGGCCCTGTCGCGCCCTGCGGCCCGGTTGCCCCAGTGGCCCCGGTATCGCCCTGCAAACCCTGTGGCCCCTGCGGCCCGGTTGCCCCAGTTGCGCCAGTGGCCCCAGTGTCTCCACGAGGCACGGTCAGCGTGTTGGTGCCAGAGTCGAAGCTGACGCTGGTGCCCTCCGCGCCCGTGGACACGTTCAGTGTCTGAATCGAGGTCGCGCTGGCTGCGGCGTTGGTGGCAGAGGTGGCTGCGTTGGACTCGGATGTCGAGGCGTTGCTTGCCGACGTTGCGGCCTCGCTTGCCTTGGTGGTGGCGGTTGTTGCAGAGGCTGCGGCGCTTGTGGCCGATGTGGCTGCCGCGCTCTCACTAGAGGCGGCGTTAGCCTCAGCGCTCTCGGCGTTAGTCTCAGCGGTCTCGGCGTTTGCCTCAGCGGTCTCGGCGTTGGTTTCCGCAGTCTCGGCTGCGGTCTTGGCCGTCTCCGCCGCTGACTGTGCAGCTTCCGCTGCTACCTTGGCAGCCTCGGCGGCGTTCTTGCTCGCCAGCGCGTCAGCCGTATAGGCGTCGGTGGTGGTCTGATCGGGGGAGCCTTGATAGAAACCGCTGGCGGTGTCGGTCTGGGTTACCGCATCCTCTGCGATGGTGGACTCGGTTGCGTCCTCAGAACCTACCTGCGTTGCAGGCGGGTTGTCCTTAAAAAATCCAGCCATCTTAGTATCCCATCTGGACGGTTGCAGTCGCTCCTGCGTTCTCAGCCATCGCAGCGTGCTGCATCAGTCGCCCCATGGCGTTCTGGTAGCCGCCCTCCCAGCGGGAGCCGTCGCTGCCTAAATACTGCGCCGCCTCAGACAGCGCACCGTAGAGGTAAAGCTCCGGCGCTGCGGCAAATACCACATTGCTGTTGTCGCTGCTCGTTAATCGACCGGGGTCGTAGTAGTAGATCATCCGAAGCTCGTCGGTATCGCCCACCGTGGGCACCGGGTAGAAACGCAGACGGTAGGTCTCTCGGGCAAACACCTCCGGGGCCACGCCAGTGCGCTCGGTGTAGCTGTGGATCTGTGACAGCGTGACGCGAGAGATCGGCTCATAGTTCCAGAACAGATCCTTGGCCTCCAAGAAGTCTGACGGCAGTGTCGCATAGCCGTCGCTGCTCAGAGTTAGAAGGATCGTCTTCTCATTAACTGGCGCTCGAAGCTCGTGGTAAATCCGGTTCTCCGCAAGCTCAATAAAATCTGGTATCACCGAGGTCAGGTCTTCGCGGTTCAGCCAGTCGGCTATCGAGACCTTGAGGCCGTCATAGGTACTTAGGCTCATAGTCTACCGCCTCGGGTTCTTAGGTACGCATACTCCGGGGAGTTCAGCTTCTTCTTGATCTTCTGCTGATCTTCATATGTCGGGGCCATCACGTTGATGCCCTCCTTCATCCACTCCATGACAACCACAGCCGGGATGGTCGCAACACGGGTGGTGTCGCCCCACTTGGTGTGCTTGTCGGCCTCGTTGGCTTGAGCGATGTTGTTGGCGATGATTGGCTTGATGTCCTGCGTGTGCGCTACATGCAGCTTGTCTTCCATCTCATCGTGTTGAATTAGGGTCTTCAAATCTGACATTTCTTCCACCTCAAAAGAAAGGATGGCGACCCCCGGAGGGGCCGCCGTTGCTCAGGGGAGGGATGAGCAAACTTTACGCGGTCAGTGCGTCGATCTTGCCGCTGGCCTTGTCGTTTTCACAGACTAGCGTGAGTTCGGTGAGCATTTGACGTTTATCGCTGTCACCGACCTTGGCCAAGACAATGGTCTGCATCGGACGAAGCACGGCGCGAGACCAATACTCTGTGTCCAGAACCAGAACGGTGTTGGCGTCGAGGAAGCGGTTTGGGATCAGAGACACTTGGCCGAATGGCGAAATGATCACGTCCACAGCGTTCACGAGCGTGGTGCCGGTAGCGAAGTCACGCTGACGGCCTGACGCCGTTGCAAAGCCTGCAACCGTTACAGAGTGAGAGGGAGTAACCTGAACTTGGTTAGGTTCGCCACCTTCTTCGTAGCACTTCTGCAAGACATCCAACAGGAGCGTTTCGGTCAGTGCGCGGTTGCTTCCAGCGGTGTTGGTGGTCGCTGAGTTGATCTGGTTCGCGGCAGAGGTCAACTGACGTGCAGTTGAGCCGTTACCGGCGGTGCCAGCTTGTCCAGCGCCTACGAAGGCGTGCTCGATGTCGCGCTTGATTTCCTTACCGGCCTTGGCGATGGCGTATGCCAGATCGCTGGTGCGACCATAGGTGCCAACCGCTTCAGCGGTTCCAGATACCTGTACCACCTTGTCGAAGATCTGCGTGTTTGCAGTCTTGACCACCTGAGTGATCGTAGAGGCAGTGCCTGCGTCCGCGCCTTCAACGGCGGCGTTGGTGCCTACCGCAGCCAGCTCATCTTGCAGCCACTGGTGCAGGGTCGCAGATGCAGTTGAGGTGCCGATGCTGGAGAGCATGGGCGTAGTGGTTGGGCTGATGTCATAGATGATGTCCTCGACATCTTCACGCTTACCAACCTGATCGAAAGTTTTTAGAGTACCGCTTACTGTGGGCATTTTATTTCATCCTATTCAAGAGGGCTGCCGCCGCGTCATCCACAGAGCCGGTCTTCCTCAGTCGCTCCCGGGTCTTACGGGCGCTCTCTGACTGGACGGCCTTTGTCGAATCTGCTTTGGAGCCAGACAAAGTTTTAGTCGGTGACGGCTTCACTTTCTTTTTAGCCGTTACCTGTTTCGCCTGATCAAACTGCATTGCCTTCCACAGCGCGGTTATCAGCCGGTGATCGGAGACCTGATTGAACTCCTCGCTGCTGACACCTAAACCTTGAGCATACTCCCCGATCTTGTAATAGAGATCGTTGTTCCAGTTTGGGATGTTGGTCTTCAGGACAGTCAGGCTGTCTTTCGCGGCCTCTTTCTGTGCCGCTTCAGCCTGTTGCTGTTGCTGAGTCTGGAACTGATCCGCCTGCGCCTTGATGTAGTTGTAGGTGGACTGTGCCTGCTCATAGGCCGCCTTGGCCTGCTTGTATTGATCCGGGCTGTCTATCGCTGCCTGCTCCCAATTCACGTTCTGAAAACGCGAAAGGTCTGCGCCAGCGGCAGACATCAACGCATTCATGGTCGCCTCGGCCTCTGCGGTTTGTGACTCTAAAGCCTTCCGCTGCTCGGCTACCGCCTGCGTCTTCTTGGTGTAGTCGCTTTGCCTCAAGTACCCCAGCTTCAGCTCTTCGGCGGTCAGGCTCTCGCCATCCACCTCAAACGTCAGCTCTTCCGGTTCCTCCTCCTCGGCCTCATCGGTTGGGTCTTCCTCGACCTCCTCTGCCTCGGCGGTATCCTCTTCGGGGGCTTCCTCAAACTCCGCGTCCACTATGTCGGCCTCGTCGGCCTCTTGATCTTCGGATTCTTCCTCGGCCTCTGGCTGTTCCAGCTCGGACTCCAGTAGGGCGGTCAATCGCTCGATCTCGCTTGATTCAGCAGAATCCTCGGGGGTCTGTTCTGCTGGATCTATGTTCGCTTCAGCCATTCTACTCACCCTCTTGTTGTTTACGCAACTCTAAGTTGTTGATTAACGTAGCAAATTGCTGCACGAACATCTGACCTGACTTGAACATCATGTACAGTCTCTCGCGCTCCTCATTCGCCTCGGGCGGTGTCTGCAATATCTGGTCAACAATCCCCTGATTCATCGAGCTGAAGGCTTGGTTGAACACCTCGCTGTTCAGCATCGCACTGGCCGCGTCGGCCTTGGACTGCAACTCGTGCAGCTCCATACTTTCCACATCGCTCATCATTTCAAAAAGTCCTCTTCAGGTTGCTTTGGTTTTTTGGGTTTTTCGGGCTTTGTTTCCGTTTCAACCGGCGCGTCCTTGTCGTGCCGGTAGATCAAGAAATCGTTGTAGACAGTTTTCGGGTCAGGCTTAGGAGCCTTACGCTGCTTCGCCCTCTTCAAAAACACCTCGAACCTACTTATGTCAGCCAATGCTTACGTTCCTCTTCTGCTCTCGTTCAATTTCCAGCTCGGCCTGATCACGCTGCACATCGTGCATGTGCTTCTCGGTGTCCAGCATCAGCCGGGCCTCCTTCTCCTCCTCGGCAAACTCCTGCTTCTCCAGCTCCAGAAGCATTCGGTTCTGCTCCTTCACCACGTCCAGCTCTAGCTGGCCCTCCATCACGGAGACCTGTCGGGCAGTCATACCGGCTTGGAATTTCTCTATCTCTTCCTGACGGGCCTGCATTTCCTCAGCCTTCTGCTGCTGTTGCTGCATCTGCTGCTGGAACTCTGGGCTGTTCGGGTTGACCAGATAGTTAGCGCCGTCCTTGATGTTCATCAGCTCGAAGGCTCTGGACAGCAGGGCGTGGCGCTGCTGCTGGCCGTAGAGGCCGCCAACGGTGGGGTCTGCCGGGTTGGAGCTGAACTGCGTGTCCAGAGCCAGCAGCTTCTGGGCCTCGGCCTGCTGCTCCTCCGGCGTCAGCGCCACGGCGACAGTCATCTCGGTGCGGTCACCCAGCAGGGCTGGATTGATCGGCACGAACTGGCCGTCGAGCTGTAGCAGCTTATCTTGGTTCTCGTACTCCACAGCCAGACGATACAAGTCCTGCATCAGCGGCTTCAGGAAGTTCTCGGCAAAATTCCGGCACATGACCATGATCCGCCGGTTGCTGGCGTTCATAAATGTGTTGATCAGATCGCTGGAGTTCTGCTTGCTGATCGCGGTCGAATCCATGCCGCGCGCCATCCGGCTGCTACCAGAGCGCTGCTCTTTCTCCTGCTCGAAGTTCTCAATCGCCGTGTAGACGTTGCCGTTGAGCTGCGGCGTGGGCAGGGGACGTACCACAGACTCCGGGTTCGGTGACATGACATCCACCACCGCACCTACCCGGTTGTCCAGCAGGTCGCGTGGGTTCTTGACCAGCGACAGGTTCGCAACCCAGCGGCTGGTGGTGGTCAGCATCAGATGATCAACCACGCCACGCTTCAGGCTGCTCATCGTCTTCTGCAAGTCGCATAGCTGGTCGGCCAGAGACATACCATAGAACCGATGCGGCAGAGGGAAGGGCGTGAAGCTGCGGAAGGGCATCTCTGACACCAGCTCAGAATCCAGCATGACGTGTCGGCTGTGGATGCACTTGTAGTACACGCAGGCGTTGATCTCGGGGTCGTAGCGCTTGATGTAGCTCTCGTAGAGCGTGACGTACTCCCGATCCTTGGAGTCATCGGTGCCGAAGCGGTCGTTGCGGAAACTGTCAACGCTGTCGCGCCCCAGTGACCCGTCCTCCTTCAGCATATCCTCCTCATCCAGCTTGGCGACTATATCCTCGTCGAAGCCTTCAGACAGCAGCTCGCCACGGGTACGCGCCATGCGGTGAGAGCAGAAGTCGGCGTCCTGTATCGTCTTGGCCCGTGGATTGATCAGGAAGTCCTCCGGCTCCACTGTCTCGACGCAGACCTTGCTGGTATTGATGCGGCGACGGGCCGTGCCAGAGATAGACATCTGACTGAACACCGTCCCGGTCTGCTCGTCTACAACCTCGACGGCCTCCTCCATCAGCTCCACCGGCTCCATGGACGGGTCAGACATCATGACGTTGAAGTCGCCCTCGCTGAGACCCTCGAACTCCATCTGATCGTACTTGTAGTCGTTCTTCCAGTAGCGCTTGACGATGCCGGTCTTGGCAATCAGCGCGTCGTGGATCACGTCGCTTAGGATCTTGTAGCCGTCGTTCTGCCGGTAAAAGTTGTAGTTAGTCCACGCCGTCGCCATCCGGGCACCCATGGCGTCCTCGGGTGACTGGGCATCAAATCGGCAGATGTTCCTATCGGCGCTGAATGTCTCCAGCATCATGGACTTTACGGCCTCGACGGCGTCGAACACGTCCCGGGAGACGTGCTGGCTGCGGCCTCGCACCTCGTTGCCCATGGGTTCGCCGTAGTAGTAGCGGTGCCCTTTATCCCGCTGGTCACCTACCTCGCTGTTGGCGTAGGTGTCTGCGGCGTCGATGTTGCGCTCCAGTGTGGCGAGCAGCTCCTGCTCATCAATAATCATATTCATGACTTAAATATCCTTCCTTGTTTCCGAGTTGCTGCTGCTCTACGTTGTTTTGACCATATCTGGTCACCGATATGGCCGCGTATCTAGTCGCGTCCATCAGATCATCAAATTCTTTGTGAATTTTTCCCTTCTTCCTGTGATAGCGACGGAACTCCTCGAACCACGGGGAGAGGTTGCTGAAGACCTGCAACCGGCCAGTGCGGAAGCGCTCAAGCATCTCCATTAGCCCCGGCTCCACATAGTTTGTGCCGTCGGGGTTTGTGAACTTGCCAATCATCAACACCCCTGACTCCAGATACATCTCGGCCAGTGTCTTGCCTGACCCCTTCTCAGTAGAGTCACCGTCGTGGGGGTAAATCATGGGGATGGTTTTCCCTCGTGATTTTACGGCAGAGGCGTGTACCGCCGGGATCTCTCCCTCTTTCTTGTAGATGTCGTAGACAAAGATCGTGTCGTTGTCTGGGTTATAGGCAGTCCAGACCACGCATGTGGGGTGAGTTATCCCAAAGTCGATGGCGGCCAGCTTTTTGTAGTGGCCCGGTATCTCAAACGGCTCGCACTTCACCGCCTCCTCGCTGATCGGGAACACCATCCCCTCTCCAAGAACCGGGATGCCTTTAGACCGCATCTCACGCTGATACTCCGGGATGGCCGCCAGAAGCTGATCCTTTGTCTCTTTGTTGAGGTGCTTTGCATCGTCCCATGTGGCGTTTGCCAGATGCTGACCCGGCTGCCGGTTGTCCATGAACTGGGCAACCAGCTCGGTGACACCGTTCTCCGGCGTGAATGTCATCGTGACGTATCCGCCCTCACCACCGTTGCCGGTGGCGGTTCTTGTTAGGCACTGGGGGTAGATCGTCGGGTCTACCGGCTCCTCGTCGATCCAGATGAAGTCCTGAGATGACCCCATCAGCACATGCTGACCCTGCGTATAGGATTTGAACGACACCAGCGATGTGTTGCCGGTGGCGTATCTGACTGAAACGTCACGAGGTAGGCGCGGGGTGCCCATGGCCGGTGTGACCTGATAGACCTGATCCTGACGTATGAGGCCGTTGCCATCGAACTTACCGTCGCCGAGATAGGAACCAAACAGCTCCTTCACCAGAACATCGCGGAGCTGCTCACCTGACACCCCTAGACACCAGATCGAGGTTGGTTTTTTGAAGCGGATGCCATTCCACCAGTCTGGGTAGTTTCCTGTTAGGTGATACGCCACCTCCACCGCCATGGATGCTGTCTTGCCGACTCGGTTTGCCGCCATCAACAAACGCTGCTTGTTGCCGTGACCGGCCTTGTAGAATTTTTTCTGCCAAGGGTATGGCTTGAAGTAGTCCAGACGGTGGGTGCGTTTATGCTCTTTGACTACCGCAATGGCCTTGGCGATTTCTTCCGCTTTCTCTTTCTGGGCATCCGTAAGTTCAGGAGTCCCTTTTTTGCGAACCGCTTTTTTAGAAGTGCTTGCTGTCAAAACCCACCCCGGTATTTATCTCGATATACCCCCCGTAGCCGCCACCAGCCGGAGTCCCGTTTTTGCGAAGCCGGTCTGGCCCGGAGACCCCCCAGATCCTCGACACCCCCTAGATCGTAAGTCATTGATTTCATTAGACTTTTTCCTAGCCCCGGATCGAAGGTGTACCGCGAACTGTACCAATCACTGATTAACGCCCGTCACAGCTAGACATCTGCCCCATGCCGTATCGGGCATCACAGTTGCGAGGGGTCGATGCCTGCATCCTTCAGCGCCTCGATGGCCGCGTCGAGCTGCACGTCAAGGCCCACAGTGCCGCTGTGCTCTACCTCCTGCCGGTCTGACCATTTGGCCCGGTTCTTCAGGAAGAAGATCTGTGCGGCGGTCTTGTCGCCCTCCACAGCGCCCTTGAACAGCGCGTTGGTGACCTTACCGATGCCAGCAGCCTTGCCAGCCTTTAATGTCTCGGCAAATGTCTCGTCGTCTTTCTTACGCCGACCCATGGTCGCTACGCTGATCCCAAGACTTGCGGCGATCTGCTCCTCGTTCAGGCCAATCATCGCCATGCGGTACAACTCGTCGAGGCTGACCTCTTTCTCGTTTGCCATGAATTTTCCTTGCAAAACAGTTGCTTATGGCTGGCGATTATGCCTGCACAATCCAGCGTTGACCATACCACTAGCAGTTGTTTCTACACCTCAAAGCCCTTGCACCCACCAAGCTGGCACACCGGAACAGCCATGGTACACGCAAGCCGTTGATTTACTTACACTTTTCCAAGTATCCCGCTGATCCGGGAAAAAACTTTAATCCATATGGAAAGCGTACTTTTATTTCCTCTTTTTTCCTTACCATAGGCATACATGACGCTTCTTTTTCATTTCCCTCTGGATATACTTTTTACTTGTCTCTCTTATCTCTCTCTCTAATTAAAAGAAAAAATATATATAAAACAAGCGCTTACACGCACCAATACGATTTCCACGGCCTCAGCACAAAATCAAGCCTCCCCGACTCCCCGGCACACCACGGGCATAAAAAACCCCGCCGGAGTCTCACAACTGGGGCGGGGCGAGGAGAGACAGAGAGAGGATCACCTCCTTACGAGCGCTGGTGCTCTTTGCTGATCTTACCGATCTGGGACTGGTAGGCAAAGGTCTTGACTACCTCCTCCTTAGACAGCGTACCGGCCTCACGCTTGTAAGCATCAGGGCCATAGGTCTGAATCGTACCGCCTTGATCGAGGTACTCCTGTAGCGCCTTGGCGGTCGCCTTGCGCTGTGCCTCCTTGGCCTCGTTAGCTGACGGCCTCAATGCAGTGTCTCCTCAAGCTCAAGGAAATCTACGTCGGCCCGACAGCACACCGACCAGTATTCGTAGCTGTGGCGCTCGACCATTTGATCGCCGTAGGGTTCGAGGTCGATGGTGATCTCCTCGAATACATCGCATAGCTTCCCGCACTTGAGGCATCGGAAATCAGTACCGCTCATCGCACACCTCCTTAATCTGCAAGTAGTCGCCGTGATCCCCGGAGGTCACTCTGGCGCAGTAGGCGGCCTCTGAGGCCAGAGCGTCCTTGTAGTCGTTGTCGCCGGTGTAGCCCAGCAGGGCCACCACCAGCGCCGTCAGCCCTATCCCAATGATCGCCTTCATAGCTGCTTCCTAAACTCTCGCCTGATCTTGTGAACGGATGAGGGTGAAACATCCAGCACCTCAGCGATCTCACGGGCCATGGCCCCTGCCTTGGTCATGCGGACGATGGTCTCGACCACCTTGATGTCCTGATCGAGCCTGATCCTGCTGGGCTGCCCCTTGGGCCTCACGCCCCTGAACATCTTCAGCAGTCTCCCGTCCACGGCCACCCTCGTGGCCTCATAGAATTTATCACTCATCTGTTGTCGATTCCCCTATTCGTTGTAATTAAGTTCGGCGGATGGACAGATTTGGGCCTCGTGTTTGACTTGGGGCAGCCCGGTCATCTGTCCTGTTTCACGTCTGGTGCAAATAGCGCCAGCTCACACCGAGGCCGCCGACCCCCTGCGGGAGATGCCCCTGAACTATCTCAGTAATTCGATGATCCGTTTCAGCACCAAGTGGATCAGGCTTGGTACAAAAACTGCCGTATGCACAAAAAGGAAAAAAACATACGGCAGCCCTGCTGTCTCAAAATGTCAGACCCTCCAGATCCTCACGGCCTTGCCGCCGTCGATGACCCGGTGGATGTGCTTTCGCTTCAGCTTTCGGAGCTGGTACTCGAGCGGTGCCGCGACGTTCCCGGCTTTTCTGCCCTTCGGGATCAGCAGCTTGACGCTGTCCCCGACCTTCATCTTGGCGGCCACAGCGGCCATGCCGCGCCGGAGCTTGGCGCTTGTCGGCACCTCGATCCCGGACTCGATGGCGATACCGTCCACCATCTTAATTTTCTCGCCGCGCGCGGCGGCGTATAACTCTGCGCGTCGATCCGCGCCGTATTCATTCAGTGTCATGTCATCCCTCCATGGATGTAGTTGATGTTGTGATGCAGCCGCATCGCGGAGCGCACCCATGGTATGCGCTCGACGCTGTGGCTGTATGCGGTAAAAGGTGCCGGGGGTTATTCCGCACCGCTCCTGTTCTCCCACCCGAAGGTGTCGAAGCAACCGTCACCTGCCGGTCTTTTGTTGGCCCAGTAGCTGGCGGTCACATCTGTCTCTTCGCCCTTAACGGGCTGCGGCCTGCCGCTGTACGGCAAGGTGGTGATCTTGCCGCCGCGATCCAGATACTCTTGGAGCAGACGATTCATCGCTTAAACCTGTACAGGTTCTCGTACCGCTCGGCGTTGATCAGCTCCTGCGCCAGCTCGTCCATGTACATGAAATTAGTGTGGTCAGCGCCGCAGCTCCAGCAGCTTCTCTCGAAGTCGCCACCGTTCTGCGCGTGGTGTACCTGCTGCCGGTTGCACTGGCTGCACACCAGCCAATCCCTGAGCGGGGTGCCTAACACCTTATAGCGCTTGTTGGTCAGCACATCCTGTGGCGATACCGCCTGAAGGTAATGAGTAACCGATCTACCTGTTGCTCTTGCTTGCATAACTTCCTCCCCGGGCCGCTTACGCGGCTCCTTTTGGCAACCATCGAGTGTCTTTGGCGGCAGAAAGTCTTTCTTTGACGACGATGACCAGAGGCGAGGTGTAGCTAACGTAATCTTCTTCGCCGTCTTTCCCAACGTGATACTGCGGATAAACTTCTTGCTCAATAACATCGGCGAGTTCCATTCTTTCGCAGCAAACATCAAAGGTGTCGAAAGGGCTTATCCTTCTGATCCCATTCACCAACACGCGAACATCTGGTGTTGCCCAATAAGTCTTGCCATCTTTTTCAAAAGTTTCGTTGGCCATGTCCGATCTCCTTATCTATAAGTTATGTCAATTAACTTGACACCACTGATCATACAGATATCTGGGGTAATGACAACAAAAAGTTGTCAATTAATGTAAATTTTTTTACCCACAAAAAAGGCCGCTCACGCAGCCCAAGGGGATCAAGTGTTTCATATAATTGACAAAAATCCATATTTGTACATCACATGAAACATTCGATCTCCTTCCGGGCCGCCTACGCGGCCTCCGTTGGTATTGCTGAGAACATCAACGGCCTGTATAAGAGCGACGAGCAGCTACTTCTTCGTGTAGCTTCTTCGCTATTCGTCGGCTTCCATTGTCATAAAACTCTGGGAGCTTGCCGTCTTCGACTGTGGCGTAGTCTCGGTCGAGTAGACCGTCATTTTCATCGCCCCAGTAGGATCGAACGAGTTCGATGAACTGGCCCTCTTCGTAGTCGCAATAGTGGTGAGCTTCTGCGTAGGTTTCGAGCTCGTCAAAACCGCCAGAGCGATCATCGGGGCCATCGCATTCCATCCATATCCACCATGTATAAACGATAGATTCGCCTTTTTTCACACTTGCCTCCCGGGCCGCTTACGCGGCCTCTTTAATTTTCTTGACGCTGCAAAGCACTCGGCAGTGCAGGCATTGAATGTTGTATCCGCCAGCCCAAATCACATCCAGCTTGACGTGGTGACCGTTGATGACCCATTCACCGCAAAAATCTTCGCCGTAGATCACAACCAGATCGTCTGAGTCGATGTCTGCGATGCCAGCCTTCTCGAATTTTTGCGCGATTCGCTTGTTGCGGTTCTCGTGAGTGCGCTTAGTTCGCTTGGTTACACGCTCAACGTGATCGTCAAAACTCCAATTCATATCTTCTTGAATCTGCTTTGATGCTATGCGATTCAGTTCCGAGTAGAACCGATTGCCGTTTTGTCTATTGATTGGGAACTCTTCGCGCAGCTTTGCGTAAGCGTTTCTGTACCACTCACGGGAGCGCTGCACTTCTTCTGGAATGCCAGCGATGCTCTTGGCATCTGCTTCGGCAAAGGCTGCGGTAAGTTTTTTAAGTAGGGTCATGTCGATCTCCTTATCTATTGGTTATGTCAATTAACTTGACACCCCTAATCATACAGATATCTGGGGTAATGACAACCTTTAGTTGTCAATTAATGTAAATTTTTTTCGAGGATGTTTTGGCACCACCAGAGCAGGTCATGCTCCTCCATGTCGTGCTTGATCAGGTTCACGCGCAGGCAGACCAATTGCACGTTCCGGGGCTTAAAGGTGTAGCCCTTGTCTTGATCAATCCGGTCTAACGAGACGTTTAAGTCTTTACCCTTTCGTCCCTTACCGTCCTTTGCGGCCTGCATCAGGACACCGGAGAGGGCGCAGCGCCCGCCCTGCTCCTGCCAGATCTGCATCACCTGATCAATGTCCAGATCGAACACCAGCCCACGCTTCTTCGCTCCGTACTTGGCCTTGGCGAGGGTGTTCCGCAGATAGTCCCGTGGGCTGTTGTTTTGTGTCCGAAACTCGGCACTGGTTCTACAAGGTCGGCAGGTGTTCTCAACGGAACCGTCGGGCCTCTTGTAAAACTTGACCAGATCTTTTTCGTTACCACAAACAACGCAGCTTTTTGTGTCCATGGCGTGAAATTCTACGCTTAAAACGGCACATCATCATCCCAGTTGTCAGGGTCGAGCGGATCGACATCGTCTGAGAACCGTCCAGAGTCATCAACGAATGCGTTGCTGTCGATATTGTGGTGGGCGTTGAACGCCTCCAGCGCCAGCTTGTGGTTCACGAACTGCACAAACCTCGGCTGCCGGTGACCTACACGCTTCCGGGTCTCGTCAGCGATCAGGCCGTCAATGGCCCGGAGGTGCTTCCAAAACTGCGACTCCTTCTTCAAGTGCTCGAACCTGCCCTTCACGCTGCTGGCGTAGGCCGAGTAGATCCCGTTCTTCGGCTCGTCCTTGGCGAAGCTGAAGGTCTCACCTCCGGTCTTCTGCTCCCGGAACTCGCCGTTGTTGATGCAGTCGATCAGCCACTGGTCGATGCTGTCCAGCGAGTGCAGCTTCTGCTCATCCAGCGCGGCAGTCCTCGGAGCCTTTCGCACATCCACAGCCGACAAGTCGAATGTCTTGAAGTAGTGGAGCATCGACTCCGCCCCGCCGCGATCGTACCAGCGCCTCAGCGCCCCGAAGTATTTTGCGTCCTGCTGCTTGATGTTTGATACATCGAAGATGGCGAAGCGGCGCTCGTCCAGCGATGCCGGGACGACCCACTCCTCGTTGGAGGAGAACAGCAGCCGCGTGTAGTTCGCGGAGCTGTAGCTGTCCATACCCTTGCGCTCGACGGTGATCCGGCTGTTGGTCAGCAGATCCTTGAGAGCGCCCTCGGCTGCCTTGTTACGCGCCCAGTATGCCTCGTCGCATTGAAGCAGCAGGGTGTCCTCAAGGTGGCGGTTGAACTTCCCGGTAACATGCTCGGCCTTGGACACGATGCGGTGGTGCGCCTTGCACAGGCCACCGATCAGCTCACCGAAGAAGGTCTTGCCTGACCCCTTGGAGCCTCGCAGCACCAGCCCCACACCGACCTTGGCCTGCGGTTTCTGGATCATCTGAGCGCACCAGCCAAGAATGTACTTGGCGTGGTCTTCGTTACCGCTGGCGATGACGTTGGTGACGAAGTCGATGAAGGGCTTCACGTCCCCCTCAACGGGCTTATAGCTCCAGCCCCGCCATAGGTTATAACGGCGCAGCACCTCGTTCTCTGGGGCGAAGCAGATGCCTGCCGCATAGGTGCGGCGATCTGGATGCTTGAGCCACAGATCCACGAGGTTCACCATCTTCGGCGTCCTGCCGGAGCTGTCCAGCACCTCGCGGTTTGCGTACTCCTTCTTCAGATCCTCGGTCTTGAACAGCATCACCTGATCGCTGTCCAGCTCCTCCCTCAACACCCGCGCCGACCCCTCGACCTGCACAAATGCCCACCTCTCAAGCATCTGCGGAAGCTCATCATCAACGAGATCGACGCTGTCGGACTTTTTTGCCTCGAACTTCAGCGAGGCCATGGTGACCGGGCTGCCTTGATAGTCGCCAAACGATTCCCACCGCTTGGCGCACTCGCCCTCGCGGTACTTGTCACTGCCCAGCGACCACTGATCCCACATATCGAGACCCTCCGGGTCGCCGCCAAACTGGTGATGCAGGGCCATGCCCACGCGAATCCAGTTGTCGTGGTGGTCGTCCGGGTCGAGGGTGTTGACGATCTCACCGATCTCCTCGGCGCTCATGTCCATGGCGGCCTTGAGATTCATCAGCGCATCGCGCTGCTCGATCTGCTGCTGGCTCCCGGCCTTAACCTCAGACCAGCCCAGCTCCTGCGCCTGTGCCTCGAAGAACTCGATGAACTTCCGAGCCAGCCCACTGGTCAGCTCCGGGAGATCATCGTGGAAGACATCGGCCAGCGTCGGGCCACTGACCCACTCATATGGCTTGATGGTCTTGGGGTGAATCCCATAGGCCACGAACTGCTGCCCATCGCCAAGGATCTCGACCGCGTGCTTGACGCCCTCGGAGTCCTCAAACTCCTTCGAGCGCATCTTTTTGAATCCCTCTTCATTGCGGAAGGGCACGACGCACTTGGGGTTCTCACCGATGCGGATAGCCGCCAGACCGACATTGTCCTTCAGCCAGTGCAGCATCTTGTTGTTCAGCGCCTTGTCTCGGCAGTCCATGTCCACCGCGCAGGTGGTCTTGCAAAGCACCCCGATCCCGAAGTCTGGATTGTTCTCGATCCACCCAGCCACCAGCTCCGGTGTCGAGTCGATCTTCTGCCACCCGTTGCCCGGTGGCCGCTTCTTTCCCGCCAACAGCGGCACAATTTTATAGCCCCGCTCAACAAGGCGGTGCCCGTATTGCTCAATCATCCCCGTCCCCTAAACGTGCTTAGCGCAGTTTCTGTCTGCCCAATTCTCTAGCTCCTCTAGGCTGTCGGCCAGCCAGAAGCAGATATGTTTGAGTTTCTTTGCAACCCACCACAGCGCCCTCCATGCCTTAAATTTCATCGTGCCTCTGCCTCCTTGATTTCTTGCAGCAGGTTCGGGCAAAGCTCTTGCCACGAAACCTTTTTGTCAGTCGCGTATTCGATGTGCGCGGCTCTGGCCGGTGGCACCTCGCCCCTGATCCTCCACTGGGCCACGGCCTGCCGGGTGACATCCAGCTTGATGGCAAGCTGTCTATCCGAGCGCAGATTCATCAGACCCTTGGAGTGATCGAGCCAATCGCCTACCGATTTGGCTTTGCTTTTTGTCATTGTGTTGGCCTCCTTGTTATCACAATGTTGACAAGGTAATTGACTACCTCTATCTTCGTCAACTGAATTTGCAATCGCAGCTTGCGTCGTTATCTTAACAACACGCAGTTGTTAATCAAACGGGAGGTAGAGTTGAAGCAGTACGAGATGGATCTGGAGCCAGCTCACGCGATGTTGAGCGCAAGCAGCGCACACCGATGGATTGCCTGCCCAGCTAGTGTGCAGGCTCAGGCCGGGCTGCCAGACGAGGGCAGCCTCGCCGCCGAGGAGGGCACCGCGCTACACGAGCTGGCAGAGACCTGTCTTCGCAAGGGGCTGGAGCCTCACGACCTTATCGGTGAGTCCTTTAACGCATTTGAGATTGGGCTGGAGTACGCCAACTTGGCGAGGGTCTACGTCGATCACTGCCGCTCACTGCCCCAGACCCACACCCATGTCGAGCGCCGATTGGACTACTCCATGTGGGCCGATGGCGGGTTCGGAACCGCAGACTACCTAGCGATTAAAGAGGGTGAGGCGTGGGTGGTCGATGCCAAGTTTGGCCGCAACCAAGTCGATGCCGACTGCGATCAACTCAAGTGCTACGCCCTCGGGGTCTTCAACGAGTTCGGGTTCGATGCCCAGCTCGACACCATCCACATGACCATCGTTCAGCCCCGGCTGGGGCACATCGACACACACACCATGAGGTGCCCAGATCTGCTGGTCTGGGGCCGCGAGGTGGTGAAGCCAGCAGCCGAGGCCGCGCTGGGACAAAACCCGCCGTTCAATCCCGGCGAGTCGCAGTGCCGCTACTGTAAGGCCGCGCCAACATGCCGGGCGCTGGCGGCCCACGTTTTTGAAACCATCGGAGAAGAGATCTTGTGAAAGACGTAGAACGTATGAGTGTGGAGGAGATCGCGGTAGTGCTTCCGCGCCTCGCCACCATCAAGAGCTGGTGCGAGGCCGTCGCATCACACGCAGAGAATCTGGCGCTGACCGGCGTGCCCATCGAGGGCTACAAGCTGGTGACCAGCCGCACAAACAGAAAGTGGGCAGACGATCAGGAGGCCATCCGCGCAATGGGGATGTTGACAAACGAACCCGTCTTTTCCCGCAAACCGATTTCTCCCAGCAAGGCAATCGCCATGCTGGGGAAAAACTGCGACAGCGTGAACGCGCTGATCGTGAAACCAGAAGGCAAGCCGACTCTGGTGCCGGTATCCGATCGGAGACCAGCACTAGATATGTTGGATGGCTTTGATGTAATTGAAAATTAGAGGACAGATATGACCGAGATCATTATTAAAAACGTAAGACTTTCTTTTCCTTCTTTGTTTAAGCCTTCGGCTTTCCAAGAGGGAGACACCGAAAAGTACCGGGCAAACTTTATTCTCGATGAAGTTCAGCACAAAAAAGAGATTGCCCAGATCAAGAAGATTCAGCAGGAGCTGTCATCGCGGTGGGGCGATAAGCAGCCGCGCAATCTATATTGCTCGCTGCAACATTTCGACGATTTGCGAACGCAGCGGCCAGAGTATGAGGGCAGCTATGTTTTGAAAGCCAACAACAAACGTCGGCCAAATGTCGTAGACAAAGACCTGAGTCAGTTGGTCGAGGAGGATGGCAAGCTCACTCGGGGCGGCGACTACGTCAACGCGAAGGTTAGGTTCTACGCTTGGGACAACAACAAAAGTTTCTGGGGTCAGATGTGCAGCCTTGAGACAGTGCAGTACGCGAAAGAAGGCGAACCACTTGGGGGCAGCAACAGCGACCCAATGGCTGGTTTTGACGATGTAAGCAACGAGACGGCGCAGGACGTTGCCGAAGAGGCGGAGGAGTTTTTGGCTTGATCGTCAGCATTGACTTCGAGACTTTCTCCGAGTGCGACATTCGGGCTGCGGGTGCGTGGGCGTATGCCGACCACCCCAGCACCGAAGTCCTGTGCATGGCTTGGGCGGTGAACGATGAGCCGCCTGAGCTGTGGACTCCAGATATGCCTGCCCCGGTTGAGCTGTTCCGCTTGATCGAGCGCGGGGCCGAGGTCTGGGCGTGGAACAGCTTCTTCGAGCTGGCTATTTGGCAGCGTGTCTTGATGTGGCCCAGCATCCCAATCGCGCAGTGGAACGACACCGCCGCTCTGGCTGCGGCGCAGGCATACCCTCGCTCCCTTGGTAACTGCGGGGACTTTATGGGCATGTCCGGGGACGCCGCCAAGGATAAGCGCGGCAAGTACCTGATCCAGAGGCTGTGCAAACCCTACCGGGGCAAGCGCGTCTACGATCAGGAGCTGCTGCGCGAGCTTTACGCCTACTGCCTTCAAGACGTTGTCGCTGAGTCAGAGATACGCAAACAATTGAGGCCACTGCACCTCAGCGAGCGATTGGTTTGGGAGGCAGACCAGCGCATGAACCTGCGAGGCGTGAAGCTGGACGCTGCAAACTGCGAGCACGCCATCGAGATTATTAAGAGGGTTGAGGCCGAGCTGAACCAAGAGGTGTTCGAGCTGACCGACGGCGAGCTGGCCTCAACGTCCTCACGGGCCAAGTCGCTGGAGTGGATCAACCGGCAGGGGCTGGCGATGGACTCCTATGACAAGGCAGCGGTGACCTGCGCCCTTGAAGGTGTATGCCCACCGAAGGTGTATCGCTTCCTGCAAATCCGGCAGGCTTTATCGAAGTCCAGCACCAAGAAGTTTCAGGCGATGCTGGCCTGCTTGGGCCGAGATGGCCGGGCGCACGGCACGGGCATGTACCACGGTGCAGCCACCGGGCGCTGGTCTGGCAGACACTTCCAGCCCCAGAACCTCCCGCGCCCCATGGTCGATGATGTTGACCCCATCATAGATGCACTGCGGTTCCGCTGCCCTGATCAGCTCCCGGGAGAGCCGATGGCTCTGCTGGCCTCCTGCCTGCGTGGGATGCTGATCGCAAGCAAGGGCCGCAGGCTTATCGTGTCCGACTACTCGGCAATCGAGGCCCGGGTGCTGGCGTGGCTGGCCGGTCACGAGACGGTTTTGCAGTCGTTCCGCGAGGGGCTTGATCTCTACAAAGTGACCGCCTCTGGCATGTACGGAATTATGTACAGCAGCGTCGATAAGGATCAACGCTTTATCGGCAAGGTGGCATCGCTGGCCCTTGGCTACCAAGGTGGCGTGAAGGCCTTCCAGAAGATGGCACAGAACTACGGGATTGATGTTGATGAGGCCACGGCCACCACCGTCCGCGACGACTGGAGGGCCGCCAACCGCCCAATTGTGAAGCTGTGGCACGAGGTTGAACGCGCAGCCTACAACGCCATTCAAAACGGGAGGCGCGAGGAGACCCGGGCCGGTGACTTCAAGATGGTCAAGGGCGACCTACTTTTTAAGCTGCCATCTAGCCGCTGCCTGTCGTTCCCGCAGGCGGCGCTGATCAATAACAAGATCACCTACCAAGGGATGAATAACTTTACGCACAAGTGGGGAGCCATCGAGACCTACGGCGGCTCGCTGGTGCAGTCCATCACGCAGGCTGTTGCCCGTGACCTGCTGGCCCACGCGCTGCTGAAGCTCGACGCCGCAGGCTACGACCCTATCATGACAGTACATGATGAGATCGTTGCCGACACCAAGATCGGCCACGGCTCACTTGATGAGTTCAACACATTGATGTGCGAGCTGCCAGACTGGGCCAGTGGGCTTCCGGTGGATGTCGAGGGCTACGAGGCCGACAGGTATCGCAAGTGAGGGAGTCTCACATTGAGCGCACTGTCAACGACTACGCCCGTGACAGGGGCTGGCTGGCCTTCAAGTGGACATCACCCGCGCAGCGCGGCGTTCCGGACATGATCTACTTCAAAGACGGCGAGTGCCTGATGATTGAGTTTAAGGCACCGGGCAAGAAGCCCACACCCTACCAGCACGCGATACACAAGAGACTGAAAGAGCATGGCTTCCATGTTTATGTCGTCGATCAGATTGAGCAAGGAAAGTTACTATTTTAGAGCACAAGGATTTGCACCAGTACCAGCTCCGGGCCGCGCAGTTCATCAAGGACAATCACAACGCGGCGCTGTGGGTGGACATGGGTTTGGGCAAGACCGTCAGCACGTTGACGGCGATGGTCGATCTGCTTGTCGCCAAGGAAATCAAGAAGGTGCTGGTCATCGCACCGCTGCGGGTGGCGCAGCACACTTGGCCGACAGAGATTCAGAGCTGGCGGCACCTGAGACCTCTACGCTTCTCAGTCATCGCCGGGCTGAGTCCCGCCAAGCGCGAGGAGGCGATGCACTCCTCTGCGCCCATTCACATCATTAACAGGGAGAATGTACCGTGGTTGGTAGACGTTTCAGGGCCAGACTGGCATTACGACTGCGTAGTCATCGACGAAAGCAGCAGCTTCAAAAGCCACAGCAGCCAGCGGTGGAAGGCGCTGCGGAAGGTGGTGAAGTCCGGGGCCATCAAGAGGATGGTGCAGCTAACCGGGACACCGGCACCCAACAGCTTAATGGAGCTGTGGCCTCAGATCTACCTGCTGGACAAGGGTAAGCGGCTGGGCGACACCAGAGGCAAGTTCCTCGACACATACTGCCGTCAAGTCGGCAATCCTCAATGGTCTCAGTATGAGGTCAGAGCTGACCGCGTTGACCTGTTGCAAGAGAGGGTGGCCGATCTGGTGCTACGCATGGACGCCGAGGACTACCTTGAGCTGCCTCAGCGCATCGACAGCGACGTGGTGGTGTCACTGCCGCCAAAGGCCCGTAAGGCGTATAAGCAGATGCAGGACGATTTCCTGATCGAGCTGGAGCGCGGCGAGGTGCTTGCCGCCAACGCCGCAGTCAAGATCAACAAGCTCCTGCAAGTATCCTCCGGCTCCCTCTACACCGAGGACGGATACGAGGTGCTGCACGACGCCAAGATCGAGGCACTGAAAGAGATCATCGAGACCGCCAACGAGCCGGTGCTTGTGTCTTATAACTTTCAAGCCGACGCCGAGAGGATCTGCAAGGCGATAAAGGGTGCGGTGGTTCTCAAAAAAGACACAAAGTTAATTGATCGCTGGAACGCTGGCGACGTAGCCGTTATGTTGGCTCACCCCGCGAGTGCTGGACATGGACTAAACCTCCAAAAAGGAGGGAGCCTCATAGTGTGGTTTGGTCTCTCTTGGTCGCTTGAACTTTATCAACAGTTCAACGCCCGACTGCACCGTCAGGGACAGACGCGCCCGGTTCGCGTGATCCACCTGCTGGCGGACACTGACGCCGACAGATTGGTCAGAGACGTGTTGGACGACAAGGATGTCGCGCAGGATCACCTGCTTACATTTGTCGAACAACTACAACTAAAAGTGGAGTAAACAACCTATGAGAAAAACCGACACAGTGAACCACCCACCTCATTACAACACCGGGCAGATCGAGTGCATAAAATATCTGGAGGACAATCTAGGTGAGGGCTTCGACTATTACCTAGAGGGCAACATCAAGAAGTACCTCCACCGCTGGCGCTATAAGGACGCCCCGGTGGAGGATCTGCGGAAAGCTGCGTGGTATCTGGGCAAGCTCATCGAGAGCCAAGTCTTTGCAAAACCTGAGTAGCGTTAAGGTGCGTGTAGCGGCGCAGCATATTGATGTCACGGTGGCCTGAGAACAGCGCCACCGTCATGGCATCCAGACCCAGCTCGAACAACCGACTGCACCCCTCGTGGCGCAGATCGTGCCAGCGGACATCGAGGCCGATGCGGTTCC